AATAAAAAGAACCTTACGCTGTGGTGTTCCTATTTGTACGGTTTAAAACGCGGTTGTGCATCAGTGCCAGAGAGTTATATTAACCAGGCTTATGTTGATCATTATGAAACGATGATACGCGAACCAATTAGTACTTTAGGAGGGGAGGAGTTAAGGGAGTTTGAGGATACCTTTGAAGAATATGCAGATAGATTTACCTGTAAATTCCGAGGACCGTCGCCAAAGTTGTTTGAAGCCAGCACTTCTGCTGGGTTCGGTGCAGCTCGGGCTACGGGGGGACAGAGAAGAAGTGTTAGAAGTGCATTTAAAGAAGATGCAGGGACGTGGAAATTTGTTTTTTATGATTTCGATAAAGAAGGGAATGAAATGACTTCTACGGAAACTTTCCGTTTAGAAGCTAATGACCTTGTCGAGATGAAAGAGAACGGAACTTCTAAATTACATGAATTTAGAGGGGACGCACCACCCACCTTTAAACAAGCTATGCAAAAATATACTGATACTTACTGGACCACTCAGAAATCTCCTGATTTAGTGATGCCGAATGGATTGGTTTTGAAGGATTTTTACAAGTTGAATAAATTAAGTAATGAAAATAAATATAGTCATCAGAAAGATATCGAAGTATTAATACAATTCTCTACACTTATAATAAGTAAATATGAATTGTATAGTCTCGAAGAACTGGAAAAACTATATAAAAAATTGTACAAGAAAAGGCTAGAATTGATACTTGATGCTGGTACTCTAACCATACCACAGGAATATGAAGATGAAGATCGAATATTAGACTCCGAAGGAGCCTATGAAGATTTCATTGCTTGCATTCATGAATGGTATGATTCTAAAGAGAATCAGATAAAAGCTTTCATCTGGCGGAAAAGGATTGAAAGGGATGGTTATTTATGTGATTATAAATACTTAAATGCTGAAACATATGCTATCAGTGAACCTTTAAAAGTTCGTATGATAACAAAAGGGGAACCTTTACCTTATTGGATATGTAAATTTTTCCAAAAGGCTATGTGGGAGTACTTAAGGAAGTATGATTTTTTCTTATTAATTGGGGAGAAATTACAACTTCGTCATCTGCAAGACATGATTACCAAAGCCGACTCAATTGGAGTCGTCTTTGATTCTTTTGTCAGTGGAGATTACTCTGCTGCTACGGATAAGTTAAATATTAACTTTACAAAGGCTTGCTTCGAATCTTTCCTAAAACGTACTAATTATTCACTTGAACTTCAAATACTACTAAGATCTGTGTTATATGAACACAATATACATTACCCTAACTCAACAGGCTTACCAGCCGCTAGACAGCGTTCTGGCCAACTTATGGGTTCACCCCTATC